TTACCTCTTTGCGCTCTTCCTCAACAACCTCTTCAACGATTTCGGCTTCTACAACCTCTTCGTTTACTTCAGTATTTTCTTCCACAGCGTTACCCCTTTGCGCAACAATATAACAAATCTCAGCAACGGTCAATCTAAAGCAAAGTCAAGGATAAATGCCAGTTCCTCATCCGTGGGGTCATTCCAGCTAGATTTGGCCCGAATGGTCGGCTGCATATAGGCTTCGATCTGGGTGTATGTGAGGCTGGCTCGCGCATCGATAGGATCGGGCGAGGATGCCACCACAGCGCCGACACCGACAGACAGCGACAGGCCAGCCAGTGTGGCTGACGCGCTGGCATCAGGCTCGACCTCATCAAATTCCCAAAGGATCGACGGCTTGAACCGCCTTGGGGGTCTTGTTACGCCGCCGACGCCGAGGATCGGTTGCTGCGATCCATCGCCAATAGTCGCAGGGAAGAATGTGGTCGTGTTATTAAAGCGAGCCGCAGTTAGGTTCTGTGCCGGACCTGGGCCTTGCGCCAGCGTGACTGAATAGAACGCCGTCGTTAGGTCAAAGCGCGTATTCTGAACTAGCCCAAACGCGCCAAGGCTGATCGACGCCGGATAAAAGTCTATGACTTCATTGAAGCGAGCGGTCTGCGTTAGATTCGTCGCACCAATGGAGATGGTGGCCGGATAGAAGGTAACCGCATTATTGAAGCGGGCTGGGCTAAGGTTTACTGCACCGCGAGTGACAGTCGCAGCGTAAAAAGTGTTCCCATTATCGAAGCGCGCATTTTGAACCAGCCCGAATGGTCCGGTCGTGACTGTGGCTGCGTAAAAATCTATACCTTCATTAAACCGCGCAGTCTGCGTAAGGGTCGTGGCCCCGATAGCAATCGTCGCTGGGTAAAATGTGGTCAGGTTGTCAAAGCGGGCGTTCTGGGTAAGGTTAACCGGCCCGCGTGTGACCGTGGCTGCGTAAAAATCGACAGCCTCGTCGAAACGAGCGTTTTGAGTGAGCGTGACTGGGCCGACCGTGACCGTCGCCGGATAGAACTCGATTAACTCATCGAACCGCGCATTCTGGGTGAGCGTCTGGTTCGCGCCAGTTTGGGAAATGCTGGCTGCGTAAAAGTCGATTACTTCGTCAAAGCGAGCCGTCTGCGTCAGCGTCTGGTTAGCGCCGCCCTGCGTGATGGTGGCTGCGTAAAAGTCGTTGACCTCATCGAAGCGCGCATTCTGGGTGAGGTTTACCGGCCCAGTCGTTACGGTAGCCGCATAGAAATCAATTACTTCGTTAAAGCGCGCATTTTGCGTGAGCGTCTGGTCGCCAGCGCCTTGAGTTAATGTCGCCGCATAGAAGGTTTGGGCATTATTAAAGCGCGTACCTTGGTTGAGCGTCTGCGCCACGCCTTCAACAAGAGCAAGGAAGATGCCAGCCGTATCGCCGGTAGTTGCCAAAGTCGGGTTAGATGTTAGGCCCGTACCAGTGAAAATACGGAACTCACCGCGAGTAGCGATGGCCGCGGCCACAGCAGCCGAGTTCGCCTGCGTCATTGCAGTGAAGCTGGTAGTCGGCGTTATCTGGGTGGTGGTCTGGGCCTCTTTACCCAAGCCGCGAATATACAGGCGCGCAATGTTGCTAAGGCCAGAGAATGCAACGCTGCCGAAGCCAGCAACGCCATCAACGCCATTCGCTATAGGCGCAGCGCCAAGCGATACCGGCAAGTTCGCCGCCCGCGTGAACACCCACATCGAGGCAGCTTTGTGAACACGCGCAGAGGCGAA